TTAACCGCTATTCACCATTTTAGTGGATGGAATGTGGATGCCATCACTAAGCGGATTCAGGTGAATTGCGTCGCTAAGGTGGTCGGGTGAAAAATGCGCATAAGTCATAGTCTGCTCAATTTTCGAATGTCCCAATATTTTATTTAACGTCAAGATATTCCCCCCATTAATCATGAAGTGCGCAGCAAAGGTATGACGCAAAACATGCGTAGCCTGGCCCTTAGGTAGATCTGGCTTTACCTCCCTTAGTACCTTGCGATATTCGACATAGTCAACGTCGAAGAGTCTGCCGGTGGTTTTGGTTTTGACGTATTTCATGACCTCATCAGAAATGGGGACGGTGCGCGCCTTCCCGTTTTTGGTTTTGGTAAACGTCACTTTTCCATGCATCATATTCTGAGCCAGCATATTCAGCGATTCCCCCCAGCGGCCGCCAGTGCTTAAGCACAAAACAGTGAGGCGCCGGGCGTCACTACTTAAAGCTGAAAGCAGCCTTTCGATCTCTTCAGTGCTCAGATAGGACATTTCGGGCCTTTCCTGCTTGAGATCTGTGATCCCTTTTAGTGGGTTTTCTGCGTGGAGATCTTCCGCTTCAGTCAATACACGGAATAGGCCTCGTAACGTGCTCAAGTCGCGGTTAACAGTGGAAGCCTTAACCCCTTCATAAAGGCGCAGGCTTCTGTACTCAGCAATAAACCCCTTATTGATTTTTGAAAGACGAGGGTTGCCCATATCACTAATTACCCGCTTAAGTTCGCGCTGTCGCTTCTCACCGTACTTATGACTTCGGCCGTGCAGCTCCCACCATCTATCAAGCAGCTCACTTAGTCGCCTGTGATCGGTTGGTTTATCCAGCCAGTCTTTGTCGTGCATATTGCTGATGACATATTTTTCAAAAGCCACAGCATCAGCTTTCTTTTTAAAAATCCGCTGTATACGACGTCCTGTCGCTCCACGCGGTCTAATATCCACTTTATAGCGTCCACCATCGATCAGCTTAACGGTCATAGCTGTCACCTCTGGTAAACACGTGATCTGGTGTCACGTAACAGATAGTTACGCGATAATTTTCATAGAGATAAGCAAGAAAGATGCTCAGCCAATTTTCTGGTCTGAGGGCTGAGAGGTTATTTCGTCTTGCCCAAAGTGTGCGAGAACCGGTGCGATCTGACCGGACTCAGGAGCAATCTTTCCTGTGATAAACCACAGGGCATATTTCTCGAAACGTGGGTGATTCAAGATGTTTGTTATCACTTCAGTGCTTGGTACGGTTTTGTTTTCTTCATAACGCCATAATGCATCGTTACCAATTCCGAGCATCCTTGCCACTTCCGGGCGACTGGTCAGCCGCTCACTTTCACGCATAAGCTTAAGCTTGGCACCAATACTCATATTCATATTGCAAATCTCCTATATGGATCGTAATATCACTATGTAAACCGCAATTATGGGGTGATTTTTGAAGTAATACCCCAAACATGGAGATTATCACATGAAAGATGCAGTTTTGAGCGCACTGTTTAAGATTCCAGATCCGATCACTGCTGATGAGTTTTCTCGTCGAACCGGCAAAACGGAGTCAGCCGTTCGTCACATGATGGATCGCCGCCTTTTACCGATGGTCACTGAGCGCGAAGTACTTGGCCCTGATGGCAGTACTCGCCGCCTCCTGATTCTGTGGAACGAATGGCTTGAGATGGTTCATGAAGCTACGTCGAAACTACCCCCTGAGCGACAGGACTGGCGAGCAGGTTGGATCAAGAAAGCCAATAAGCTGGCGAATGATATGGGCGTAAACATGTTTGGTGGCGGGGCTACGGTATGAATCCTTCTTTGAAAGAAAGAATAGTACTCATGGTCACTGCGATTGCAGGCGTCTGTATCGGCGCGATCGCTGTTGCGCTGACGCTTAAGTTTATCCAGGTGTTTATTATTTAAGGATGGGCCTACATGAATAAACACCACTCACAGCATGGCAAGTTCGCGGGAAGCATTCGCGGTAACCACTGCGATAATCTACCTAAAGTCACCTGGATAAATAAGCACGCCGGGATTTGTTGCGGCTTCACCATTCGCGTATTACCGCGCAGGGTAGGCAAGAAGCGTTATCAAATTATGAAAGATGGTGATTCTTTCGGAATTGACTTTGCATTATCTGAAGCGCGCAAAACGATAGACCGTATTATCACCAATCACCACTTTATTAATCATTAGGAGAACGGGAAATGAAACGTCTTTATGCTGAACAGATTAATAAAATGCTGGAAGATTATTATTTCAACCTGGAAAACAACCCACAGGGCCGCGAGTCGCATTACGGCGTATTAGCTAGCGGCGTCCAGCACGTTTACGGTACAGCCTTCTGCATGAATGATGATGACGCCCTCAGCGAGCTTCGTCCGTTCGTTAGCGCCATCATGAATGGTGAGGTACCGTCACCAGCCGTTGTAGGGCTTGCTGTATGAGTATCTTCACCGAAGAGAAAACATCATGGGAACAGGAGATGCTGATCCGTGAGGCGATAGAAAACGCCGAACAGGGATTTACGGTTCACCTGAGAAACGGTGCGCGTATTGCCGTTAGCCCTGACAGTTCGTCAATAGATTTAATTATTTACGGTCTGGAAAAAACAATTCGCGGTAATCATGAGCGTGCGCGAATGACATTTATTGATTTTCTGTATTACTGGCATGAGAGGGTATTCAAGTCAATTAAACGAAAGCCGCGCCCTAACCACTAATTAACCAGCGTTAAAAACAACGGTATTCATTTTGCCGGGGACTCGTTTTGCCTTTTTCAGGAGGTCGCATGGGGGTTAAGTCAATCAAGCTGGAAAGCGGAATAAGCGATCCGGATTTTGTGGAAATAAGCATCAACGCACGGAAACACGAACGCGCGCACCTGCTCGGCTTACTGCGTATTTATGTTGGCCAGTTGAAAAAGGAAAGCGCCACCCCGGAAGAGATTTATTCATCAATCGAACAGTGGGCTGACGCCCGCGAATTAACCATCACTGAGGAAAGCAAACAATGAACCACTTAATGATCGACATTGAAACACTCAGCACCCAGCCGAATGCAGTGATTTGCGCGATTGGCGCGGTTTTCTTCGAACCATCAACCGGCAAAACCGGCCCGTCGTTCTATCAGACCATTGATCCGCGTACCTCTCAGAATCGCGGCGCCCATATCAGCGCTGACACGGTGATGTGGTGGCTTAAACAGGACAAGGAACCTATTAGCGAGCTGGTAGGCGCGAAGTCGCATGAAATTGAGGTGATGCTGGATTTCGCCAAATTCATTGAAGGCGCATTCCCTGAAACCACGAAAAAGAATCTGAAGGTGTGGTGCAAGGGCGGTTCGTTTGATTTCCCGATCCTCAAATCTGCATTTGAGCGCTCATCGCTCGAAGGCGTTTCCATGCTGCCTTGGCTTTACTGGAATGAATACTGCTTCCGCTCATTGCTTGCCGTTGCCGGTGCTATCGGCTACGCCCCCCACCCGCGACGCTCAGTTGCACACAACGCTTTAACCGACTCTATCTATCAGGCCGAGCAGGTTTGCGAGATCTGGCAACGACTAACCTCCCCACACCTTGAATCGCTGTGAGGGCCGCCATGCATCCGCGTCTCTCCGTCATTTGCAACGCACCGCTGCCGGTCTGCACCAGGGCGCTTGCAGCTCTGAAATGCTTCGCGCGCGGTCAGCGCAATTTCTCCCGCGTCATGCCGCATGCCTATCTCGTGATCCGTATTGGCCGCCGCTGGCGCTTGCTCAGCAAGAACGGCGGCAAGCAGTGGCGGCTTATGACACACGAAACCTACAACCAGGAATACCGCAAATGAACCGATCACCTGAATACGTCCAAGGCGCATTGGCCGCACTGCGCGAAGCCAAAACCCTCAATCTCGCAAACGCGACAGCGATCGGTGTGCTGGAAAGCCCGGAGGCCGCGAAGACCCTCGTTAACCTGATGAATCTGGTGATTGACCCGTTAATCCAGAAATACACCGCGATGGAGGCGAACCGTGATTAAGTCACCCATCAAATGGGCGGGCGGCAAAACCCGCGCCATGCCGCAGTTGCTGAAGCACCTCCCGAAAGCTGACTGCCTGATTGAGCCATTCGTTGGCAGCGGAACCGTGTTTATGAATACGGAATACCGCCGTTATGTCCTTTGCGACAGCAATCGTGCGCTGATTAACTTCTTTCGCGTATTAACCTCCGACACCGAGCGACTGATCGACACCGCTCGCGGAATGTTCCTAGGCGGCAACAACGAAGAGCAATATTACAAGCGCCGTGCGCTATTTAACTCCATGCAGTGGAGCGATACTGGCAAAGCTGATACAGCCTTGCTTTACGCCGCTTTGTTTCTGTATCTGAATCGCCATTGCTTTAACGGGCTTTATCGCGTCAATCTCAAAGGGGAATTTAACTCCCCTTTTGGCAAGTTTGCTGCGCCTTACTTCTCAACTGACGAGATGTGCCGCTTTGCTGAAAAGGCTAATGACACAAAAGCCATTTTCATGCATAGCGATTTTCGCCTTTCAATCCGCGCTGTCGTATACGCCAGCGATGACGCTGTCATTTATTGCGACCCGCCGTACATCCCGACCAGCGCAACTGCCAATTTCACCGCCTACGGCAAGCCATTTACCCTGGACGATCATCGCTCCCTGGTTACAAACCTGCTCAATGCTCATCGCCAGTTCGGCACCCACGCGGTGATATCCAGCAGCGATACCCCGGAAACCCGCGAGATCTATTCCGCTTTCAACCTTCACGCTTTCAGTGTCCGCCGCTCTGTCGGCGCCAAAAGCCGCTATATGGCCGGTGAGGTGATTGGTGTGCTTCGTATATGCGATGGCTGCGGCCGTTCTGGGGGCGGCTATTGCCCGGATTGTTGCCCTGTTATGGGTACATCCACTTACGGCGAAATGGCTGCCGCGGGCGCATTCGATGGGGCGGAGGGATTCTGATGAACGAAGAAACCCATTACCGCCGTTTTGGCGCAAGACCGTTATCTGTATCGCCCTCTGCTCGCTGTTGTTCTGGCTCCCGATGGGCTATCTCGCCTTTCGTGTTGGCTCTGTGGTCTTGGAGGCGCTGTGGTCTCTCTTAAAAATGTAGTGAAATCAGGGGAGAAATACTAAATGGCTTTATATGAAGAGAAGTATCAACTCAAAGGAAATGAGCAAATGAATCGGCTGTTGGAACAGGTTGGTACATGGAGATATGTAAATAAATACAAGTCAAAAAAGCAACAAAAGGCGGCATTTTGCCGCCAGAGCTTATTGCTTGAAAACGAACAATGAATCGTATTTTCCAGGATTAAGGTTATCTGCATGAAGATCATTCAGTCCAAGCTTAGCAATGCCTTGAACGAGAGCCAGGTATGCGCCAAGACCATCAACAGTAATGACGCGGTAAATATCACCAGCTTCATTTTGAATTGCTGTCAGCATCGGCATGCCACCAAGTTCAGCATCCTTCGCTTTGCAGGCTACTTCGGAGATTTTCTCATCAATGGAGGACTTCACTTTTCCATCTACATATTTATCTTTCATTTTTATCCCTTTTTTGCTGTATGCGCTGGCAATACTAACCACCTGCTGCGCTTGAGGGCAAGAAAGTTTGCCGGACATGGCAAGCCAGAAAAGGCAGATCATGCCTGACTATTCCTCCTTAGTTTGGGAATGGAACGCCAAACGACAGGCTATCAACCCCAACCACGTCTCAGATCCTCAAATTGAGTATCTCACCCCAAAAGGCGAGCGGAAGACGCTCGCCTATGGTGATCTCGTTGATGCGGTTTATCGTTACCCCATGCGCCCACGTGAAGGGGAAGCGCGAGAAGCATTTGACCGTAAATGCCGCGCGAGCTACCTCCGCCGCCGGGTGCAAACGCTCCCGGCGTTTATCCGTAAGCGTTTCGCCCAGCACCTTGAAAACCTAGAACGCAACAAGCCAAAAGATGCGGTGCGTTGGTTGTTCGGTACATTCGAGCGTCATGTTTTACGCCGTATTGATGCGGTGAATGCGCAATACCTGCCTCAAAGCAACCTGCCCGCAATTCTTATCCCGCTGCGAGATGAATTCCATCTGCTGCCGTGGGCCGACAAAAAGCGCCTGAAACGACTGGCTTATAAGCTCGCCAACCTGATGAAAAGCGAGTTTATGCGCGAGTTTGATTTTCAGTATGAGAAAACTGCCGATGTTGAGTTTTCAACGCGTTACGCATACGGCTTTATCGCCAGTAAAGCGACAGCGCTCAATATTGCGATCCCGGGCTGGGATAAATATTGCGATGAATCACTTCAGGCCGAAGATGCTCTGCGTGCTATTGCGCGCCTTCAGAAAGAAAAATGGTGGCTGAGTAAAATCCGTCGTATCCACGACCGCTGGCGCGAACACCTCATGATCGCAACGGGTTATGTCAGCAAGGTGGCATCGCCTTATTGCTCCGATCCCTGCTTCAGGGAGTGGGTAGCCCAGAAGAAAGCAAACCTTGAATTTCTTAATGCGATGGAGCTGGAAGACCAGGACACCGGCGAACGTAGTTCTTTGCTGGATAAGGTCATGGGTAGCGTATCCAACCCGAAGATCGCGCGGCATGAGCTGATGGTACGCATGCGCGGGTTTGAAGATATGGCTAACGAAATGGGCCTGGTCGGCATGTTCTACACCTTGACTGCGCCGTCGCGTTATCACTCCACGCATGTACAGTCTGGCAAGCGAAACGATAAATACCGCGACGCCAGCCCGCGCAAAACTCAGAAATACCTCTGCAAAGTATGGTCGCGCGTCCGTGCAAAATGGGGGCGCGAAGGCATTCGCACCTTTGGTTTTCGTGTTGCTGAACCGCATCATGATGGAACCCCGCACTGGCACCTGCTGTTATTCCTACGACCGGAAGAGGCTGAGTACGCCACAGCGATTTTCCGCAAACATGCACTGCGTGAAGACGGTAGTGAGCCAGGCGCCCAAGAGCACCGTTTTACCGTCACGCCGATTGATGAAAAGTTTGGCTCAGCGACGGGATACATCGCGAAATACATCTCAAAGAATATCGACGGTTACGGCATGGATGGCGAGTTAGACGACGAATCAGGCCAGCCAGTCAAAGAGATGGCAAAGAGAGTTCGGGCGTGGGCTTCTCGTTGGAGCATACGCCAGTTTCAGCAGATTGGCGGTGCTCCCGTTACTACCTGGCGCGAGCTGCGCCGGTTGGGAAGCCGCGAGCTGGTATTGCATCCGGAACTTGAGGCGGCCCGTGCGGCAGCTGATGCGCCGAACTGGCCGGGATACACCAACGCCCAGGGTGGCCCATTTGTTCCGCGAGATTGCCTGCGCGTTCGCCTCAACTATGAATACACCGAGGATGGCAATGATTATGGTGATACGGTCGCCAAAATCACTGGTATCTATTGCCCGTATTCGGGCAGTGATTCTGTCATTTTCACCCGCACCACCGATTACAAGATTGTGCCGAAGCGTAAGCCGTCGCCGGTCGAGAATTTGACCTTAGAAGGCCGCGCAGCGGCCCCTCGGAGTTCTGTCAATAACTGTACGGGGAGCACCGGAACGGACGAAAAAGCATCGTCAGAAAAGGCGATGTCAGCTGAAAAAACCGCGCCCGACGATAGTTCAGTGACAGAACTTCCGCTGAATATCGAGGATTTAAGGCGATATTCACGCCAGCAAAGGCAGGAAATCACCAGCCGACTAAGAAAATCCGCCCGAGAAAGCTCAGATCAGGCATTTACGCGCACCGCGCGCGGCCTGCGCACGTCGATTGATGACGAAACCGCGCTGACATGGGGGCCAAAAGTCACCGCTGCGAAAGATATGAGCCTGACGGCAGAAGAGGCCGAGCAACGCTGGCGCGAGCAACTGCGGATCGAGGCGGAACGGCGCGCAGATAACTACGCGGCTGCGGTTGCGGAGTATCAGAAGAAAGAAGCAGAGGCCGCATTGCGGCAGATGCAGCAAAAAGAAGCGACGCAAAAATACGGCATCTCCGAAGAGATGATAGCCAGCATCGGCGCGCAGCTCCGAGATTGCCGGATTTTCGTCAGTGATGACGTCGTGCGGTCAATCGCCGACGGCGCACGCGTTCGCCACGGCGGCGGCCTGCTCGCGGCGGAAAACGGCCGGTTGCGTGAGGTGAAGGTATGGCGCGCAGGCGAGAAAGATAAACCAACCTCCGAATATATGGCAGTGCGTAATCTGGTCACGCGCTGGAAGAAAGCAGCCAAACAAAAAGACGAAACTGAAGTTAAGGGGGAAAAATGAAACAGGGCTACATCATCCACTTCAGAGCGCATGACGCAGAAGGGCACCCACTTTTTGAGGGAAACCGCGCAGTGCTTATGACTTATGGCGAGGATGGATTTGTTGATCCGCATAAGCTGCTTCGCAAATGCAAATCAACGATTCTTAGTGAATACAAATACTGGAGAACCTCTGACGGAAAAAACAGATCCGTCGATAGCGTCATCATTGAAGGCGTAATGAAATTGTGATTTAGCGCCATGACACGGTCACCTTTGACAGTGCTGGCCATTATATCGAGCACCGCCATTCCCGGCGGTGCTGCAGGTTTTATTTTTTGAGGAGTGAGAAGGCTATGAGCTATCTGGGGAGCAAAGCGGCCAGCGGCGTTTATCAAAAAATCATCGCCGAAATGGCGGCGTTGTGATGCTGCGCAAGCCCCCGGAGCGGCATAACCGAGGGATCGATATCGACTCGGAAACCGTATAGGCATTTAATCAGGTTAACTCCGATTTTCTGGATCGGCTGGCGGACACCTTGAGATTTTTTGCGATCGCTTCCTGATACCACTAGCGTGATTTTGTCGGGCTATCCATTAACCTTTAAATAAAGCACTACCATAATTGGTGGTTTTTCTTTTTTTTTGTAAATTAATGTAAATGTTGCGGGCGGGGATAGGTTTTTAGTATTAGATAATGATGTTCTATACTATATAAGATAAGTATAAAATGGCTTTTCTGTTTATTCTTTCTTAACTTTCTTTATATTCACGTTTATTGTGTTTACAGCTTATTATAAGTGGCTTATTTTAAGGGTTACATGATGTGTTAATTTAATGTGTGTTCTTGAGGTTGATGGTTCAAAGCACGAAAAATGTATTATATAAGTTGAAGTCTATTAGTGTATATGGAGAGTTTCATGATGATTCTTAAAACTAAACCTAAAGAACTATCACTGTATATTCATAGGTGCTGTGATTTCTCTTACTATAGCGGTTTATTTATAATGGCTGGGTTGGGGGAGTTATGGGGCTATATTATTCCAAAAGGGAAGGATGAATTTTTAAAGGAGCAAGCTTTCATTAAGGAGTATATTAAAGAAAAAGAAAAAATACAGAGGGCAGAAAAAGTCTCATCCAGGAAAAGCGTGTTAAACATTAAAGAGGTAGATATTCGCAACTGTGGGAGGTTTGCTGCCCTGGGAAGTGAAATTGAACTAAACGTTGAAAAAGGAAACCTGTCCGATTTAAGGCAGGGAATAGTTTTCTTAGATGGTGGAGATCAAGATATGACTAAAAGTAAAGTGACACTAACCGATGTTAGTGCAAAGAGAGTTGGAGAAGTTGTATCTTCTGCTCATTCAGTAGAGGTTAATATTAATGGTGGATCTTATGAAGATATTAATAAGATGGTACATCTATATTTGAATGAGGAAGGCGATACAGAGTTGGAGGCGGCATTTGAAAGTGCGCCAAAACACATTAAAGAAGAATTTTATAAGGAAATGGCCAGCACAAGTAAGGATGGTTGGCTTGATAAAATTAAAGAGTTAAAACTCTCAGCGTATCTTAGTTCAGTTGAAAAAATAGCGGATGTATCAACTAAACTTTACAATCTATGGGATAAGATAAAAGATATAAATATATCGTGATTATTAAAGCTGGTGATATGGATCTTTAATAAGAAAGTATGATTGTTAGTTTTCAGAACTTGGAAAGTAAATTTAGAGAGTCTGCGCAGAATTGCACAAATTTGCACAATATCTGAAGCCTCTTTTTTGCCCCGCAGTGTCAGCGCTGGCGGGGCCTGATCGGTCTGCATAAAGTGCACAAAAAGCGGCATGTTTAGCGCGCAGGCGAGGCGGGGGAGCAAGCGCGCGCTTTGGGGGTAGGGAAGGGGTCGGCATACCTCGCCAAAAGCCGTCTGCCGGGCGCGCACCGCCACGGTTCATCTGTCCCGCGATGGCGTGATCGGCCATTCAGAATGGCGCTGGCGGCGTCTGGTTGGGGATATGACGTTGAGGTTTTGCGGGTTGGCCGACATGGCCAGGAATGGTGGTGCTGCGGGTCGGTACCGCACCGCCGGGAATGGCGGTGCAGCCTGGAGTTACTGCGTGAGCAGGGCGTAAGGGTTGAAGCGGATCACCTCTTCGCCGAGCCAGTCGTTAACATGCTTCATCGCTTCCATGACCGGTGTCAGCTCATTGACAGCAAAGACTTTTGCTGCCTTCTCGACGTCACCAAATGATCCGTTACCTTCCGGGATAGCGCCCATCAGCTGCGGCGGCACGCGGTGAGCCGCAAGCATGTCATCGCGCGTAGAGGACTTCACGCCCACAAACTCATCCTTCGCAGATATCTGACTGAAGGGCAGGATCTGCACAGAGTCTTTGCCGCCACCTGGAGCATGCAGCAGGACGTTCTTGAATGCCCCGCCGCGACGGGTGTCAGTCAGTGTTTTCTTCAGGCTTTCAATGCTCTCCTGATCAGCCATCGCGCTGTTAACGTAGACAATACAACCGGCATGCGATCCGTTGTCGTAATACAACTTGCGGAACTTGTCGGCAGAGTGGGCCAGGTTCGCCGACAGCAGGCCAGCGAAGTATTCCGGCATGCCGTAGATCTCCTGGTGAATATCCGGGTTGATAACATGGCATACCGAACTGGTTTCGAACTGGTGATCATCAAGGCCGGACTGAATAAACCAGTAGGTGTCGAGATCGGAACCGCGCCGGGTGTACTTTGCCAGTGAGTTACGAAAACCCATTGGCCCGTTCAGTCGGTTACGGCGCATCTCAAGGTACGCGTTACCGAACACAAACCAGTCGAGCGCAAAGGCGCTGAACGCCTGTCGCGACAGCAGCTTGTGAGGGATAAAGCACCCGGCCAGCACGTTACGCTTGAAGAACAGCGCCGACTGGTGCCAGCTCGCATAGCCGAACTGGCGGGCCAGTCCGTACCAGCTGATTGGTGTCTCGTAGTACCGGCCATTGTTGGCGCAGTACATGTTATCCAGCAGGTCATGAGCACCGGTCACCGGCCACGGGCCATCAAACGTGAACGCGCTCAGGCCCGGCGCCGACTTCAGCGCGTCGGCGAGGTCGGCTTGCTCCCGGGCATAGTGCCTGCCGCGCGGGGATTTTCGTCTGCTCATCAGTACTCCATAACAGTCATAGTGTTGCCGCCTTCCTGACCCAGCGGCTCGTTAACGGTGGCGAGCATGGTCGCCCAGGCGAGATCGCCGTGACTCACGCCGCGTGCGCGGTTGGTATCGTAGGTGATGACGCCGCCCGGTGTGACCACCTTACGCACAGCACTGAAGGCGGTGATCAGGTCATACTCACCCCGGTCATACTCCCATCGACCAGCGCGGATCAGTTGCAGCATTTTCAGTACCAGCATGCGTTTGCTGGCGGGCGAGAACTGGTAGCACACCGCCGCCGGAAAGCGCTTCTTCACGAGCTGGTACACCGCTTCGCCAATGCCGCTGCCGTCGATACCGATGTGCTGCACGTTGTAGCGCGTGAGCATGTTAATGATCATGGCGGCCTGCGCCTCAAACTCCATGCCGCGTATGGGCTGCGTCTCAATCGTTCGGAACTTGCCGCCGGGGATCAGTGGTGCCGCGTTAACAGAGATGGCCCCGCTGTCGCCTTTGCCGCTGGCCCCGTTGGGGTCGTAACCAATCCATACAGGGCGATCGGCCATTGGCCGCATGGCGTAAGGTTTCCAGTCCGGCCACTCGTCGTAACCGTCTGCGCCGCAGCTCAGCAACATGTTGTAGTCAAACGCAGTTTCGCCGTTCTTGATGAAGGTGCAAGCGTAGAGGTTGTCGTACTCTTCCGGGCTGTTTTCCTCCCGAATTTCGTCAATGTCAGTGAGATCCCATCCGTTATCGACGGCATCCTGCAACGTGACGATCTGGCGCCAGATTTTATCCGGGCACATCAACCCACTGTTCAGCGTCTTCCAGGACGTGTCGAACTCCACGCGCTTACCATGGCTGCGGCCCTTGTTGAAGGCTTCACCTGACCAGAAGGGGTAGGCTTCGTGACTTTCTGCTGACGGTGTTGAGAAGTAGGTACGCGTCAGACCCTTCAGGGTTGCCATCGCGCCCGCTACTTTCTTCAGGTTGGCAAACTGCCCGACCCAGAAAAATTCGTCAAAGTACAGATTGCCGGTATAGGACTGCGCCGTTGCAGCCGACGTGCCGAGAAAATGCAGCTCCGCGCCGTTGAACAGCTGGATCATATCCCCGCCTTTCAGCTCAACATCAACTTCAGCAGCAGCGGCACGAATAAAGCTACGGAACTGGTACGCCTGGCGGCGACTGGCCGACAGAAATATCTGGTTGAGCTGATGCTTGTACTTCAGATCGTCAGACAGCGCACGCAACAGCGCCTCACGGGCAAAGTACCATGTTGCGCCGACCTGTCGGCTCTTCAGAATGGCCCGGTTGCGGTGGTGATGGTTCTCATACCAGGTTTTCTGATGCCAGTGCAGTGAGTCGATAATGTTGGCCCGCAGCGCGGAGATCTGCGCCTCTGAGAAGAAGTTCTGTTTCTTGCGGATCTTCTTCTTCGGTTGCGTCGCTGGCGTTCCGTTGTCCAGCTTCTTGAGCTGTCGCGTCAGCAGGTCAATTTCCTTGAAGTCGCCACCGGTTTTTGTGTCCTTACTGGTGAGCTGGATCAGTCGTGCATCAATGGACGTCGTAACGCGCTGGATCGGTGGGGTGGCGTCCCATTCGTCACGTTTTTTCCATGAGTAAATCGTATTCTGATTGATACCCATCAGGCGCGCGATCTCCGCCGGGGGGTACCCCTGCCAGTAGAGCTGCCGTGCCCGCAGCATGATGAATGCTTCTTCAGTTGCCATTAATCCTCCTCGCTTCCTGCCGGGGAGATTAACCCGCGCGCGCGGGTGCTTTCGCCCGCTTTTGGTTGTGCCGATCCCCTCACAACAACAACGCGTTGAGCGCGTGCGCCAGCCCCTGCCATCATCTCCGGGAACTCAAAAACCAGCGAGTAAACGAACATGGCAGGCACAGCTAAACCCCGTAAGAAGTTTCGCGTTGCCGTCTCCGGGAATACCGTGGATGGCCGCGAAATTCAGCCGCAACACCTCCGCGATGCGGCGGCGAATTACAGCCAGGAGGTGTATGGCGCACGCGTCAACATTGAGCACTACCTCTCTATGTTTCCGGGTAGCGATTTTGGCGCAATGGGCGATGTAGTGGCGCTCAGCACAGAAGATATTACCGACGGCCCGCTAGCCGGGCGTACGGCACTTTATGCTGAGATCGAACCATCTGATCGCATGGTGCAGATGACTAACAAAGGCCAGAAGGTCTATTCCAGCATTGAGCTGCACCCGCAGTTCGCTCTCAACGGTAAAGCCTATGTCGTAGGACTGGCAATGACCGACACCCCGGCGAGCTTAGGTACCGATCGTCTGAAGTTTGCCGCACAGCAACGCGCATCGGTGATGGCATTCAACAACCAGCAGGGTGAGACGCCAATGTTTACCGAGGCTCTGGAGGCCGAAGTGATCGAGTTGGCCGCCCAGCGCAGCGATGAGGGTAAGCAGTGGTTTAACCGGGTCATGGGTATTCTCGGCAAGGGCCAGAAAACCGACGATCAGCGCTTCGGTCAGGTACATCAGGCCGTTGAGGCCTTGGCTCAGTCGCAGTCTGAACAGCTTGATCGGTTTAACACTGCCGAACAGGAGCGCCAGCAGGACAAGGCCACCATCCAGAAGCTGACCACCGACCTTGCCGCTCTGCGTCAGCAGCTTGAAGGGACGGACGGCAACTTCAGTCAGCGCCAGCCAGCGAATGGCGGCGCTAACGCGCAGCTCGCTGACTACTGATATCCATAACGAGAGAACCCGCACATGAGAAACTCCACCCGCAGGCACTTTGACGGCTACGTTGCCCGTCAGGCGCAGCTGAACGGCGTCACCGCCGCCGCCGTCGCAGCGCAATTCAGCGTTGATCCAGCTGTGCAGCAGCGCCTTGAAGCGGCCGCGCAGCAGGATGATGCTTTTCTGAAATTGATTAACGTCTTTGGTGTTGAAGAGCAGATCGGCCAGAAAATCCTGATCGGCAGCAAAGGCCCGCTGGCGGGCGTCAACAACAGCACCACCAACCGTCGCAATCCCGGCGCTAACGACAAGATGGATCCGTACAGCTATCTGTGCCGTAAAACCAACTACGACTACGCCGTCAGCTACGCGCAAATGGATGCCTGGGCGCATCAACCGAACTTCCAGCCGCTGATTAGCTCTGCGATGGCCCGTCAGATGTCGCTCGACCGCATCATGATCGGCTTTAACGGTACCAGCTACGCCGACCCGTCAGACCGCGCGGCGAATCCACTATTGCAGGACTGCGGTATTGGCTGGCTGCAAAAAATCCGCAACGAAGCGGCGCACCGTCGCATTACCGGTGTGACGATCACTTCCCGCAATCAGAACAACGCCATTGTCGCCGAGGGCACCTACGGCAACGTAGCGGCCGCGGTCTATGACGCAAAAAACAGCCTCATGGACGAGTGGCACAAGCGCAACCCTGACAACGTGGTGATTTTGTCCGGCGATCTGCTGACAACCAGCAATTTCCCGACCATCAACGCCATGAGCCAGACCAACCCGAACACCGAAATGCTGGCCGGTCAGCTGATTGTTGCACAGGAGCGCGTAGGCAATATGCCGACCTTCATCGCGCCTTACATGCCGGGTAACGCCATCCTCATCACGCCGTTTAAAAACCTCTCGATCTACTACCAGCGCGGTGGGCTGCGCCGGACGATCAAAGAGGAGCCGGAATACAACCGCGTGGCAACGTACCAGTCCTCGAACGATGACTTCATTGTTGAAGATTACGGCGCCGTGGCCTTTATTGACGGCATCACCTTTGCCGAAGCGCCGGCAGGCGGGCAGTAATCACGCACAGGGCGGGCCCTGGCCCGCCGTTATTCGGGGATAAGGCAATGCTGACACCGGCACAAAAACATTTTCAGAAGGTCATGGCCGAGCGTCATGGCAAAACCGACGAGCAGTCGGATACAGCCCGCACGGCGCACGAGCAGATCATGCACCGGCTGCGCATGGATCAGAGTGCATTAAAGCGAGTGCAGTCTGACCAGGCGAAAGCGGCGATGAAACGCCAGCTGTTGCCGCATTACGAGGGCTGGATCGAAGGCACGCTCGACGGCGACAGTGGCCGACAGGATGAGGTGATTGTCACCCTGATGGTGTGGGCGATTGATGCCGGTGATTACGCGCTGGCCGCCCGCATTGGTCGCTATGTCGTTACACACGGTCTGCTGATGCCTGATCGGTTCAACCGCACCGCCGCAACCGTTCTGGTCGATGAGATTTGCGATCCGATTCTGGTACAGGTCAAAGCGGACGATGCGACCGACGTCACGCCGTATCTGGCGGTGCTCGATGACGTCGCGGACTTTACCTCTGACAGCGACATGCCAGACGTGGTGCGCGCCAAGCTCTGCAAAGTACGCGCCTTTGCGCTGCGTAACGGCACAACCGAAGAGCAGGGCACCGCTCTGGAGCTGCTGCGCCAGGCGCTGACGCTGGATGCGGGCGCCGGGGTGAAAAAAGAGATCGACCGGCTGGCTCGCGTGGTGAAAAAAGCCGCCGCAGCGGCGGCCGGCACGGATGGTGGCGATAACACCGACAGCACTGGCACGGATGGCGCCGAAGGTAGCGGCGACATGGCCGGAGATACCGCAGCGGACGACGCAGGTGTAGGCGACGCTGAAGCATCGTCAGAACCAGCGGTAGTGGACAGCGTCACAGCGACCAAAACCACCCGCAAAAGCACAACCCGTAAGCCGGCAGTGCGCAAAACAACAGCGAAAAAAGCGCCTGCTGCCAAAAAATAACCGACTTGCGCCCCGTGCGCTGGCGGCGCGGGCGGAGATCTGCAACGCATGGCGTTTTCTTTTCTCCGTCCGCTCACCGCCACCTATTCAGGAGACGACGCGATGAGCCTTGTAGCCGGTCGCACTGTTACCCCCTCTTCGGAGGATGTACCGGACACGGACGACGGTGGCGAGAAAGTCACCGCCGGAACGTTCTGGCCGGAAATCGCCCTGAGCGATGTGCGCATGGAGATGCGTATCAATGGCGCGGTGACCACCTCGCGCCTGAAACAGGCCGTTATCGAAGGTGTATCTCACACCCTCGGTCAACTGGCTGACTGGCAGGATGTCCAGCTCGCAGCGGGTTATACCCGGCTGGCCGACGTGCCGGCGGTCAGGGTTAACGACGAGAGCGTGAAGGTTCACCGATTCCGCCGGGCGGTATTCAGCATCGCCCGCGCACATATCCTCGGCACGAACCGCGACGTGGATACCACCGGCGATGCGGGCGAAACACGCGCCGTTGCGCTGGCGTCACAAGCCGATGATATGTGGCGGGATGCTCGCTGGGCGATCTCCGACATTCGCGGCACCGTTCGCAATACTGCGGAGGCGTTCTGATGAAAGTTCAGGCATTGCAGGGCGACACCGTGGACTTGCTGTGTCAGCGCCACTACGGCACCACGCAGGGCGTGACCGAGAAAGTCCTCGCTGCGAACAAAGCGCTGGCCGGTCAGATCTTTCTCGACGCCGGCCAGGTGGTGGAACTGCCGGAAATCAGCACCACCGCGACACAGGAGACCGTACAACTATGGACTTAATCAACCGCATCTGGAATGGCGTGACGTACTCCTGGTCAACGCTGCTGACCAGCATCGGCGTGATGACGCAAAAGGACTGGCTGGCCGCCATCGGCGTGCTGATCGGTATCGCTGCCGCCGTGTTCGGTGAGCTGCATCGCCGTCGCATGGCGCGCATTCAGGAGACCAACAACACGCTGCTGAACGAACTGATCGACGCCATCCGCGACGACACCGAGAACCGCCAGGACGTGAAAGAGCTGATCCGCAGCATCCGGGGAGCGCAGCGATGAAAAAACGCATTATTGCCTGCTCAACCGCCGCGATCATCTCGCTGGCCGCCACGCTGTGGCCGCAGACGCTGCGCACCAGTCCGGAAGCGCAGCAGAAGATGGCGAAGTATGAGGACTGCCGTAAGACCCCGTACTACTGCCCGGCAGGCGTGCTGACGGTGGGGATTGGTTCCACCTCGAAGGTGGAGAACCGCCAGTACGCTGAGGGCGAGATCGCCGGGCGCTGGGTTAACGATTTGATGCGTGCCGAGAAGTGCACCAACCGTGAGTTTAACGGCACCGCTGCCCCGCAGAAGGTTTTCGAGAGCATGACCGACGCCAGTTTTAACGTCGGCTGCACCGGGCTGGGATGGTACACCACCAAAGATGGTCAGAAGGTGCGAACTACCCTCTGGCGCCACGCGCAGGCGGGCAACTGGAAGGGGGTATGCGAACGGCTGACGGACTTTGTCAACTCCGCCGGGAAACGCTTGCAGGGGCTGGTTAACCGCCGGACAGATTTTCAGGCGTGGTGCTTGTCTGATCCGGCGCTGAAGGGGGCGAAATGAAAGCGACAGCCATTCTTGTCATCGTGACGTTTGTCCTGCTGATTGCTGCCGTCAGTGGCCTTGCGTGGCAAAGCCATAAGCGCGAGCAGGCGGAAAAATCGTTAACCAGCACCCGGGAAGAACTGAAACAGACCGGCGACGTGCTGGCCGAGGTCAGGGCGCTACGCCAGGACGTCAGCCAGGTTGAGGCCGGACTGAAGAAACTCAACCAGCAGCGCACCGCAACAGGAGAGCACAGACGTGAAAACATCAAAACTGCACTGGCCGGTAACGGCTGCGCCGCTTCTCCTGTGCCTGTTGCTGACAGCCTGTACCAGCGAGCCGAAGAAGTCAGCGCCGCAGATTATTCAGGAACCTTTACCGGAAAGCCTGACGGCAAAAACTGACGTCCCGCCACCTCCGGCCAGGCCGATGACGTGGGGCGGGCTTGCTGTCTGGACAGATTCATTGCTTGACGCACTGGATACCTGTAACGCCGATAAGGCGGGTATTCGTGAACTGGAACTGCGGCGTATCGCCAGGGGGATAAAGTGAAAAAAGCGGAACTGCTGCGTGCTGCGCTGATTGCCGGTAACACCTGGTGCAAAGCCAACCCGGAGATGATCACCGTCTGGGTGGAGAAGGGTCATATCCAGATTGAGGCGACCGGCGAGGCGTCGTTTATGTACCACTACACCATTCAGGTGCTGGCGATGGATTTCCCCGGTCAGATTGATGATCTGATGCTGCCGATGCTGGCGTGGGTCTGGCAGCAGCAGCCCGATCTGCTGCTGAACCCCGACAATAACCGCAAGGTGGAGTTTGATGCCGAGATCGTCAACGACGACGTCGCCGACATTCTGTTTAAGGTGCCGGTCTGGGAGCGTGTCATGGTGACCAGCGAAAGCGGCACACCGCAGGCGGAGCATCTGGCCGAGTCGCGCCCGCGCTTCAACGGTGGCGAGTGGGAGATGGTCTTTGATCCGGAGTCCGGGGGTGCGCTGGTATGAGCAATAACGACGCATTGTTTCAGCAGCTTGACGAGGTGTTTGCGACCATCCTCTCGGGCATGTCTCCGGCCGGGCGCCAGCGTACCGCCCGCAGTATCGGCACCACGTTACGCCGGAGTCAAAGCCAGCGCATCGGCAGACAAGAGGCGCCGGACGGGTCGAAGTACCCGCAACGCAAGCAGCGGATACTGCGCGCGCAGGCGGGCATGCGTTTTATCTGGCAGGGGGAAACCCGTCAACTGCGCAACTGGCGGGCCACCCGTGGACGCCACGGCCGCATGCTGACCGGCTTTGATGTCGACAGAGGGGATATGCGTTCGTTTTATCGTGAAGATATCGAGCGCTACCTCGATATCAGCTTCCGGCCAGCCAGTCGAAACACGACTAAACGAGAGCAGATGTTTCGCCGTCTGCGTACTGCTCGTTTCCTCAAAACCAGCGCCGCGCCTGACGGGGTTGAGGTGGGGTATTCCGGCGTGGCTGCCCGTATTGCCCGCGTCCATCAGTTAGGCCTGCGCGACAAAGTCAACAGCAGCGGCGCGATGGCGACTTATCCCCGCCGCGAGCTGCTGGGCCTGAGCAAGGCCGACCGCATGGCAATAGCCAGGCAGGTAATCGACTCGCTGGGGGGGCGCTGATGGATATCGCCGGACTACTTCGCCTGCTGGAGAACATCGCCCGCACCGGCACGGTGACGGAGATCGACGAGGAAAAATGGCGCGTTCGCGTGCAGAGTGGCGGACTGGAAACCACCTGGCTGCGCTGGAACGCACAGCGCGCCGGGGCGTTTAAGGTCTGGGTGCCGCCCTCCATCGGCGAGCAGGTCTGGTTCCTGTGTCTGGGCGGCAATACTGACGTCGCCTTTATCGGCGGCAGCCTGTACAGCGACGACAACCCGGCGCCGGGCGTATCGCGTAACGAGATGGTGATAACGGCACCGGATGGTGCGATGTTTCGCTACGACGCCGAAGCGGGCGCATTGCAGGTGAAGGGTATTCAAACCGCCGTGGTTGAGGCGTCAGTCAAAGTGACACTGGATACCCCGGAAGTGGAATGCACCAACCTGCTGACCACCAAACATCTGAACGTCACCGATGGCGGAGAGATGCACGGCGATATCACCCATACCGGCGGGGCGTTCACGTCTAACGGCGTGCAGGTGGATGACCACGGTCATGGCGCTGTCGAGCGCGGCGGAAGCTGGACGGAGGGCACGCGATGACTGAGCGCTATCGCGGTATGAATGCTGCCGGCACCGGCACCCTGACTGATGAAGATCATGTGTGGCAGTCGGTTAATGACATTCTGCTGACACCGGTCGGCAGTCGCCTGATGCGCCGAAATTACGGCTCACTGTGCCCTGATCTTATCGACTGCCCGCAAAACGACGTCACACGACTGCAACTGATGAGCGCGGCAGTAATCGCACTGGCGGCATGGGAGCCACGGATAGTGCTGGACACGATCAACGTGACGTACTCCGCCAGCGGTGCCGTGACCGCTGAGCTGTCCGGCATGCTGACTGAGACAATGGAAAAAAGCACCCGCGCGGTGACGTTGAGGAGCACCAATGCCAACGATTGACCTGTCACAGCTGCCATCGCCGACCATTATTGAAGAACTCGACTTCGAGACCATTCTCGCCGAGGTGAAAGCGGTCATGGTGGCCGCGTTTCCTGATGATCAGCAGTCCGCTGTTGCGGCAGCGATGACGCTGGAATCAGAACCGCTGAATATCATCGCTCAGGCGATGGCATACCGCGAACTGCTGCTGCGCCAGCGCATCAATGAAGGCGCGGCGGCCTGCATGCTGAGTCATGCGACCGGCGATGACCTGGACAATATCGCGGCCAATCTGGACACCGAACGCCTCACCATTACGGCGGCGACCGATACCGCCGATGCAGTGATGGAAGGTGATGAGGCACTGCGCCTGCGGGCGCAGGCCGCGTTTGAGGGGATGAGCGTGGCCGGGCCGTCGGCGGCCTATGAGTATTTCGCCCGCAGCGCCAGCGGCAAAGTGGCCGCTGTACGCGCAACGAGCCCGGCACCTGCCGAGGTGGTCATTGCCATCCTGTCCAGTGACGGTGACGGCACGCCATCAGCCGAACTGATCGCGACAGTGCAGGCGGCGGTCAACGATGAAGACACGCGCCCGCTGGGTGATCGCGTGACGGTGCAGGGCGCCGAAATCATTGAATATGCGATTGATGCCACCCTGTACCTGTATCCGGGCCCGGAATCGGAGCCGATCATTAACGCCGCTCTGTCCTCGCTGCAAACCTTCCTGGCGAGTGCTGATAAAAAAATCGGCCGTGACGTGGTGCGCTCCGCCATTTCGGCGGCACTGCATGTGCAGGGAGTGCAGCGCGTGGTGATCAACGCCCCGGCGGATGATCTGCTGATTGATAACACCCAGGTCGCGCGCAATACCGGGTACAACGTGGAAAACGGCGGCACCGATGAGTAGCTCTCTCCTGCCGCCGTCTTCCGGGGACTGGCTCCGCTACACCGAAGCGGGAACGGCCAGACTGTCAGCGATAACCGTCGCGCTTCGCACGCTGTGGACGCCGACAGCTTGCCCGGTGGATTTGCTGCCGTATCTGGCGTGGGCATTGTCAGTAGACCGGTGGGACAAAGGCTGGCCAGCAGAGCGCAAGATTGCCGCCATCCAGAAATCGTACTGGCTGCACCGGCGTAAGGGTACGCGAGCGGCGGTGCGGCGGGTCGTTGAGGATATGGGGTTTACCGCCACGTTTGCCGAGTGGTTCGACGTCGGCGACAAGCCGGGAACCTTCCGGCTTGAAGTGGACATAAACGAGGTCGGGCTGACGCCAAAAACACTGAGCGAACTGAACCGCCTGATCGACGATGCAAAGCCGGTCAGCAGGCATCCGGCGCAGCTCAATATCGCCGCAAAAGTACGGGGAGATATTTGGGCGGGCTCAACGCTGTGCAGTGGCGACATTATCAGTATTTATCCGGCCGATTATGAGGCTGAAGACAACATTATTTACAACGGCGTGATTTTCCACGACGGTAATTTTAACTACGGGTAACTCCATGACCAGAATGCCAGAATCCTCATTGTGGGAAGACGAGATTGAGCTGATTTCCAGAAGCGAGCGCGTTTCCGGAGGGCTGGACGGCGTGGCAAACAGGCCGCTGAAAAGCCTGGCTAATCGTACGCGTTACCTGAAAGATCAGGCTGACCAGTCCAGTGAGTTAGTCGCCGGGAAAGTCAGCGCTGCAAAGACGTTTGCAGAAGGCGCAACGCTGGAGTCACCCCGCGACGAGATCCTGTATGGCGTTTACCGCCTGGTCTGGACGGGGGAGTTTCCAAAGACTGTACCAGCAGGCAGCACGCCACAAGACACCGGCGGCACAGGGGCGGGGGGCTGGGCGTACACGTCTGACGCTGCGATCCGCCAGGGGCTGGCTTCAGTGGGTGGCCTCGGTCTTATCGGGCAGGCCACCTATGCGCAGATGCGAAATTTCACCGGGGCGGGTAACTCAATCATGTGCGGCGGGGCCGAAACCCGTCTTGATGGTGCCCAGGGGATTTTCGATCAGGTGCCCGGCGGTGCGGTCATGACCATCCCCGACGACGACTGTGTGCATATCCGTGACCCGCTGGGGCGTTTGTGGAAACGTCGCTTTGAGGGTAATGAAATTCGCATGGCCTGGGCCCGTGCAAAAAGCCTGAAACAGACTTCAGCACCACAGGATTTTGCGTTTAAAAACTGTCTTCAGGCCGCCGCTTCAATATCAGAGTCTGGCTACCCTCAGTCCATCATTAAAGGGCTGGATGTCGGGGTGCTCTATATCGCCGAGCGCCACCATATTCGCTGCGGCAACTGGCCGGAATATATGGCCTGGAAACTCCCGAAAGACGGTTCTGGCAACCGTTTTGGTATTGATATGCTGTGCGCTATTGATATGGGCGCTGGCTTCTTTGTTGTGCAGGCTAATAACCCATATTTTGGCATCCGCGTCGACAATACCGGGATAGATTTCAACGTCGATAATTTCACGGATGATGAAATTGCCGCAATGGTGAACGATAACTATATTCTCCGCCTGGAGGCGATGGTTAACGCACCTGACTTCGACATGCATCCGGGGAATTACCCTGGAACAGTTCTTTACAGCCTTGGTAAATCTGATTACTCCGCTGTTACTGCACACTGGCCTGACCTGGTACAGGTGCTGCCCTCGATCCAGAATGTGGGCAAAGCGGTATTCAACATCAAAAACTGTGGTCGCGACTTTTGTCTTATCAATACCGGCGCCGGGCTGGGGCACTGGGATTCAATCTGGTCGCAGAATAACCGTACCTACGGCCTCATATCCCGGTGCTATGACCTCAAAATGACCTTTGAGGATTATGTTCCACACACAGAAACATCAGGCGGCCTGATTTTTAGCGAGTGCGGCACATTATCCCTGAGCGATATTCTGACGGGCGCCGGGGGGATAGGTCACCTGTGCTTCTGGGACTGCCCGAACGTCACGGTTGGAAAACACATTTCTATCTGCGGCGCTCCCACGTATGCGCAGTCTAACCCGGATTTGTACGCTCTTGAGGTCTGTAACTCGAACCTGTTTATTTCGGGGGTTCACGCGCAGAACTCCGGGCGGTTCATGCGCGCCGGCTTTAACTCCCGCATTACGTTCGCGCATGCAACAGCCTGGTATATCAGTAAGTTCTTCCTCGGCACGAATAACCTCAACCTGCTGAAATACCGTGGACAGCGAGTCAACGTGGTTGGCGATCCGGTGATGCTGTATATCAATGACGGGTTTCTCCAGCAGCTTAATACGCCTGCTCGTGGCTGGCCTGCTGAGCCCACGATTGAGCTGGATGAAACGATCGGCGCCGGGTGGGAGATATATCTCAACACCGAAAATAACGACAATCACTCCGGCTACGATGCCGAGGCGGAAGAGAAACTGGCCCTTGTGGCGGTGAAAACCACTGCCGCCGGCACGCTGAATATCGGTGAGCGCTGTAAGCTTGAGGGGAACACAACCAACTACGTGATCCGGCTGGCTAACAAAGAGCAACTGGGGACAGTGAAGACGAGAAAAACCAACTTCTGTCGTATCCGATACACCGACGATGGTTCGCAGTCGTCATTTGCACTGAGGGAGGCGGCACACCCACTTAACGGCACGGTAGTCGGTCGGGGGGCGGCGTTCCAGTACCCGTATCGTCGACCCGGGAAATACTTCGTCTCCCTTGAGATACCCGCTACCGGCGGATCATGTTCCGTAAACAAAAATGGCATGCCCTTTTTCCAGACGAACATTGTCGGCGTTCACGGTATTGCGGTTGACCTGAAATTTCAGGAGCAGCTTTTATTTACGATTACCGGCGGCAGCGCCGTCACACTTTCCAACCCCCAATGGCGATATACCCTGGAGACATAACAATGGCTTTAAAAGGTGAGTTTCATATTCTGACGTCTAACGGAGACACCGTATTCCGGTACGCGAAAATACAGAGCTTTGGGGGGAATGCTGCGTCAATCAACCTCAGCGTATTTTTCAGCGACACGGATGATGACGAGATGGCGCCAGGGGCGATGAAGAACTACACATTCACACCTGACTCCGGTTCTTCAGAAAGCATTACCGACCAGGGCTATGCGTACCTCAAAACGCTGCCGGTATTTTCAGGTGCAGAAGATGCCTGAATCTGAGATGTCAAAAGGCGAGTTTGTGTCCGGATACTGCGAACGTAGCGGCATCACCGAAGAGGAGTTTTATCTTCATGGTGACGCCGTTCCCTGCGATTGCGGTGAAAGCTGCTGTGACGGCTGGGCTTATCTGAGTCATGAGAGCGTCGCTCGTGAAAACAGGACAAAGCGGGATTAATCGCGATGAGCAAAATTTTTAAATCACTGATAACGGTTGCTGGCAGAGAAAAAATTGCTGCCGCAATAGTGAACGGGGATAAGGTTGTTTTCTCTCAGATGTCAGTGGGTGACGGCGGTGGCAACGCGATAATCCCGAACGATGAGCAGACATCTCTGGTAAATGAGCGTTTCCGTACCCAGCTTAACAGCCTGAAATTGTCTGACACGGAAAACATCATTATCGCTGAAATGTTGATCCCGCCGGAGGTGGGCGGGTTTACTATCCGGGAAGCGGCCCTGTTTGACGATGCCGGTGTGTGCATGGCCGTTGCCAACGTCCCGGAAACCTACAAGCCTGCACTGGCTGAAGGTTCAGGCCGCTTTACCATCCTCCGGATCTGGCTGGCCGTCAGCAGCACCGAGGCCGTTGAACTTGTGGTTGATCCGGGTATTGTGCTCGCCACGGTTGAGGACGTGATTAACGCGGGTAATGAAGCCAAAGACTATGTCGACACTCATCTCGGCGAACATGCGGGCTCCCGTGATCACCCCGATGCAACGCTGAATGAAAAAGGGTTCGTGCGGCTGAGCAATGCGATTGACAGCGATAGCCAGGTACTAGCGGCGACACCCGCAGCGGTAAAAAATGCGATGAATGCGGCGATCAAGGAAGCGGTGGAGGAAGCGGTACGGGCGGCATGGGAGGATGAAAACCCCGTCGGAACGGTGAAGTTTTACGCCAGAAATATCGATCCGAATGAACGGTGGCCGTGGTCGGAATGGGTGTATACCGGAGAAAACAAAACCGTCCGCATTGCAAAATCTGACGGGTCAAACGTTGGTGCGAGCGGCGGCAGCGATACCGTCACGTTACAGCGGACTAACCTGCCCGCCGTGCAGGTTAGCGTCAGTGGCGAAACCAGTGAGTTACCTGCACATGAGCTGACAACCAGGGAGGCTGGCAGGCACAAACATCAGGGAGGGATGGCGGCGCCGGGTGAGGTATGGGACGGGGATTATATTGTCGGCTCCGATAATGACAGCTACCGCACGCGCAATTACACCAGTGAAGTTGACGATCATAGCCATATCGTTGATGTTCCAGCCCACAAACACACAACCACCGGGAAAACCGATAACCTCGGCGAAGACAAGGAGTTTAGCGTAGTAGAAGCTCATATCCTGCTGATGTGCTGGGCGCGGGTGGCGTAGTATCGAGTACCGCCATAAAAAACTGTGCTTCAGCGTTGTAAGAAACGGCAGTGTCTGAGAGCGGAGAAATGCCCCTTATCACAGGGGCATAGGATACAATCACAGGAATTTTTTTAAATCCTCAATTAACGGATCCATGACGTCATTATCTTCCCAGTACTGAGTGTGGGACATTGGATTCCAGCTTTTGCCAATCCATCCGAAAGGGCCGTCTCCGGCATTTACTGTGTAATCTTTCACTACGGAACCATATTGGTCGGAAAGATCTTCGAGGGGCCACCCGAGAACATCATCCTTGTCATAGTAGTTTTTCCAGACAAAGCTACCGTTGGGTTTTATAGGTAAAATTTCATCAGTGGCATGTGCAGCAACAAAGATTGGGATGTTACAGCCGGTAGTATAAAAATAATTAAATCTGTTACCCGCTAAAAACTGTATTTGGTCAGGCTCCAGCTTTATGTTGTTATTAACATAGGATTCTAAATCATTATTGCTCCTCCATACTCCTGCGGTGACCTGATTTCCTTTCAGGTATTCCTGTGCATCCCAGAAGTAACAGGATGCCACCTGACAGCCGAGCGATTGAGCAAGAATAAAAACAGGTGCATTCAATTCTATTTGATTAAACGCGTTTAAGAGTACTTTGCCTATTTCAGCCTGTGCTTGGGTGTAGACACTGTTGATGTTCTCTTTTTTAGCTTCCAGGCCTGCCGCATCACCGAATCCGAAGAGTATAAATTGCCTCAGGTCAAGCCACCTGACATGTTTCATCATCCTCCCCCAGACCAAATCCTCGTTATCCTGTAAAATTTTCTGATAATAAATTTTATCTGTATGTAGATTTTCAGATCGGATTCCTAGTTTTTTATTTATTTTATTAAGAAAAGAATCCGCATATGTGGGTTCTGTTTTTCCCATTCCATGAATGGTTATTAAGGCTGCTTTCTTTTTCATACGGCCTCCAGAGAAGTGTAGTCTAGGAAAGATAGGTCCGAAATGATAGTGTGATCATTAATTTTTAGTGAACTGTCTGGCACTTGGCCAGTAAATAAGAATTAGCATTCATTTAACTTTGTTGTCGGGTTTTGTTGAAATAATTTTATTTATCTTTTTTGAGGCGTACATGCAAATTTTTTACCTGTCTTAGAGAAAGAAAATAGCAGATATATGTAATAATTAAACGGTGATTATTAAAAAAAAAGCCCCTGCGGGAGGGGCTTTTAGCTGATCAGAACAGAGTATCCAGAGAGTTTGAAACCGAATTAACCGCTTTAGTTGCACTAGACTTCAGGTCATCCAGCACATCACTGACCGACGACGTCTGTAGTTTCTCGCGAAAATCCGCATCCGCCCGGCTCAGACTGATAGTGAACTCAATCTTTTTGGGGTTGCCGTAGCGGTCAAACTCCGTCTTTCCTCGTTCCAGACGCGTCATGACGTACATTCCATAAATCTGCCCGTCACCTTCAATCAGCGGCCAGGGGCGACCGGCAAAGCCGATGGCCTCCAGCGCCGACAGCGACCAGCGCCCGCCGGTGATTTCGGGGTAGAGCACGCCATCAAGGGTGATCGTATCGTCACCGGGCCCGATATATTGCCAGCCTGCCGACTGATTAACCCGGTCATTCTTAACGTGACGCCACTCCTGCGAGTGCCGCAGTTGCTGATACGGGACAGTGCGCAGCGTAAAAACAAACATCCCGAATACCATCATCATAAAACCTCCTTACTCCCGATCGCGGAATGAGCCACGGTTAGTTTTGCGGGTGCCGGACATTGCATCGCGCACGGCGTTGCGAACCATCTTTTCAAGCTCCTGATCCGAGCGTTTACCGACGTCGTTAAAGATCAGCTGGAAGAACGGCGCAGCACCGGACGACGCGGCGACCGGCGCAGACGTTGCCCCCTGCGTCGCCGTCGACACTGACAGAATGCCGCCGGCCGCAGCGGCGGACACACGCGGTACAGGCTGCGGAATAACCCGCGCTTCCTGATAAGCCCCACGCAGCGCCAGCGCATGCGGCAGGTTTTTAAAGACAATATCCCCGGGGCCGATTTTCTTCGTGTTATTCGCCGTCGCTTTTGTGTTATCAGCGATGTTATTCAGACGCCGAAGAGTGCCATTATCACCAGTAATAACCGGCGGCTTGCCACCGCCAGCACCGGACACGGTGGCCTGACCTAGTGGCAACTGATGACCAGCCAGCGCGGTTGCTGATGCCTCCAGCGCACTCTGTGCCTTATCTGCCTGCTGCCTGGCTCTTTCGATGCCGTCGGGAATAAGATCCAGTTTTTCAAGCAGCCAGCTGACGCCGTTCATTAACTGCTGGAGCGGCCATAACAGGACACTAAGTGCGGTACCCATTACCCGACCAAAGGTTTCACCCGCCGATGCGCACTTATCCAGCGTATCTTTACTGGCCTGCATCGGGGTCAGCAGGTTTTTGAACCACTCCCAGACAGCCTTGATGCCATTACCCAGCGCGGAGAAAACGGGTGCCAGTGCAAAAAAGGCGCTTCTGACAGATGTTAACGCCTGCAATACACCAGTAAAGAAGCCAGAGAAAAAGGCTTTGACAGGCTCCCAATAGCGCCAGATGAGCAGCCCAGCGGCAACAAACGCCGCACCAATTAGCCCGATTGGACTTAACAGGAAAGACAGTGCCCCACCCAGCACAGATACCGCACCGGTAATCATCCCCCACAACGCAGGGAGACCGGTGAGCCTGAGCATCAGCATGGTAAGGTTTTTACCCAGAGACGTCAGCGCCGCACCCGGAGAAAGAAACGCACCTATTAACCCGGCCCGAATCGCGGGTATGAGAGCGGAGATCCTCCCGAAACCGGATGCGATACCCGATATAACGACGGGCCAGCCGCGCATGCTTGCCATTATCGGGCCAGCGGCAGTACCCAGGGTGCGAAATGCGGCAACGGTGCCGAGAATGCCGCGACCACCGGTTAGCACCATGAAACCGAGTTGCAATTTCGCCAGCGGCCCAATCAGAATGCCCGCCGCAAGAGAGACCGTGCCAAGCGCAGCAGTGAGAGCCAGCACTCCACCCCCAACAAGCAAGAACGTTTGCGCAAGTCGGGGATTAACCTTAACCCAGAGCGTTACGCGCGAAATCGTCTCATCAAGCCATTGCACAAGGCTGCGCAGCGGGCCATTAACGGTATCGGAGATCTGGATCTGCAGCCCTTCCCAGGCGCTGCTGAGGTTAGAAATGTCGCCACCGAGGTTATCTGACATTTTTTTAGCTGTGGACGCGGACTCTCCCTGTGCTTTTTTCAGCTCAGCAATAAGCCTCTGGAGATCACCACTCCCTACGGATTTGACGAGCGTCTGCAATCCGACCATCGCCTCTTCGCCAGCGATATCCTTGAAGAAGCTAATTTGATCGGTGTCACCGTACTTTTTCGTGGCTTTATACAGGTCGCCGAGGATTTGCTCGACAGGTCGAAGCTTGCCGCGACTGTCTGCGACGCTCACCCCAAGCTCTTTGAGGGCTTTCGCAGCCGCCCCGGTTGGTGCCGACAGTCGGGTAAGAGAGGCGCGCATAGCTGTTCCCGCATCGCTGCCCCGCAACCCGTTATTAGCAAGAACGCCGGCCATCGCTGCTGCCTCTTCCAGACTGATACCCAGAGCGGCAGCAACTGGCCCGGTGTACTTCATTGTGTCGCCGAGTGCGCGCAGGTTGGTACTGGAACGGGTAAACGTGCCGGCCAGAACGTCACCAACACGCCCCATATCCGTTGCCTGCAAGCCAAACTGCTTGAGCACACTGGCGCCAATGTCGGCAGTCTCACCAAGAGAGATATCCCCGCTCAGCGCGCCGCCAGCAATAGCTGTATCCAGGACTCCGGGGAGTGCGGCCCGAATGGCTTCGGGAGTAAAGCCAGCCATCGCCAGGAACGCCTGGCCCTGCGCGGCGTCACTGCTTGAAAATGCTGTTTCAGCACCTAATTTTTTGGCCTGCTCGCGCAGATCTGTAAATCGACCGTCCCCTTTATCCATGCGGGTCAGTGCCATTACTCGCGACATATCGGTATCGAAGCCGACAGCGGGTGACAGGAATCTACCGCTTGCGTATCCAGCCACCGCCGCACCGGCTACCGCCGCTGTCCCGCCGCCGCGCAGTTTGGCGCCTGTTTCTTTTGCCTTCTCATAGCTTGCCTGCGCGCGCGTTACCGCCGCCAGGTGCTGCCGCTCGCGCTCAAGCGCCTGGCTGTATTGCTCAGTTCGCCGGATAGCCGACTGTACTGCGCCGCTGCCGGAGGTGAGGTTAACACCATGCTGGCGCACCGCCTGTCCGGCCGAGCGTAGCTGGGTGGTCTGCTTGTTGTAGGTATCAGTCAGGCGTGAGAGCTTGTTGCGCAGCGTTTCAAGACGCGCCGCCTGAGCCTCGGTGAGCTGGCCGCCTTCGCGTTGCTTCTGGTTGAGGCCGTCAAAGGCGCGCTGGGTGCTTCTGAGTTTTTGCGCCGTATCGTTGGCCTGAGAGCGCAGCTTGTCGAAAGATGCCGCACCTTTCTCCAGGTCTTTGATGGAAGACTGTGTTTTTTTGAGGGAGTCAGAAAGGCCGCCAATAGCTTTACTGGCGGCACTGACCGGGCGGGTGAGCTTATCAATAGCACTGAACGCAACGCGAATACTAAGATCCATCGTCGTCATCCTCCTGTTCATGGTTGCCGCTTCTGATGGTCGCCTTCTCGCGCCAGGCCATCAGCTCGCGCAGCTCCATGCTGTACATCTCGGAGGGCGGCCAGTGAAAAATAACTGCAATGTCGGCGATAAGATCGTCGACCTCAGAAAATACCGCTTCTCTTACTCGCTCTCCGTCTCCGCTTCGCTCGGTACGGACGGCGCCGGTTTCGTCAAAAAAGGCGTGATCTCTTCACAGAGCGCGGTGAAGTCACCGGTTGCCATAGAGCCGACGTCAGAGCTGGTTAGCGAAGGTGTGGTGATGCGCGTAAGCAGGGTGGAGACAGCATCAAAATCGAAGTTCAGCACATCAACCAGGCGCAGCCCACGCAGGGAGCCAGCTTGCTTGATATTGTCGTTAATAGTGATGGTGGTAATTTCCTGATCGCCGCGCTTAATCGGCTTACTGAGAATAACGGACATAGCATTTTCTCCGGGCGGCCAGCAGGCCGCCTTAAAGGTGAGTAAAAGGGTAATCAGCTGCCGAGGCCCAGCGCCGACATAATGCGATCCGGGTAGAGATTCTCCCCGTTGCGTTTGTAGATAAAGTTCAGCAGGTCGATTTCCAGCAGCGGCTTATCGTCCACTGACAGCTTGTAGTAGGTGTTTTTGATGGCGTATGTGTGGTTGGTATCATCACCCTGCTTCGCATCACCCGGATCGATTTCGGTGATACGCCCGCGCATCTCAACTTCCAGTAACGAGCTGGTGCCGCCGCTGTAAAACTCGCCGACAAAGCGAAGGCGCATTTCGTCGATATCACCGCCATATTTAAGGATCAGCTCTTCAACCACGCCACCGACAATCATTGACGCGTCCAGCGCGCCGGAATCCAGCCCCAGATCAACCGCTACCGAACCGAGCATACCGCCGCCCTGGTAATCTTCGGTCTTACGGGTCACTTTCGGCAGCGTCACGCTGGGGACTTTGCCGATATGGTTCACGCCGTCCACAAAGACGGTGAACAGCCGGAGTTTTTTAGGAATAGCCACTATTCACCTCCCAGCGATGCAAAAGCGGATTCGTAATACTGATCGGTGAACGTCTGGATCATCGTCAGGTCTTCCAGCGGCGGAACCGGGCTGTAGTTGTAGCGCACGATGGCTTTACCCTGCCGCAGGCCAACGGTTGGATTATCGACGATATCAAACCAGCACGCTGCGCCAATCAGCTTGCCGGCGGTAACCAGCGCCTGAAGTTTGGCGTTAATGCCGCTCACCACGTCTTTCACGTTCGCAGGCGTAAGCGGGGTATCCACGGTGGTGAACTGCGCTTCCGCGATACTGTCTGCCAGGATCTGCGCGGTTCGTGTGTACACCTCGAAAATGAATTCTTCGGTGTCGGTAGTGCGGTTGCCCCAGAAGCGGAAGCCGTCGCGCTTAATCAGCGTGGTGATCTCGTTGGCGTTCAGCTCGTTGGCGTCGGAATCCTCCGCCTGAAGCGCCCAGAACACGTCCTTCGCAATCCCCAGCACGTTTTTGACCGGCACATTAGACAGTGATTTATGCCAGCCCTGCTCGTTGTCGATAAGCGCCCGCAGACCCAGCGCATAAGCCACGGCCGGGAATTCTTCATTCACACCGGTCAGCGGGTTATAGGCGATGAAATTCGGCCAGATCAGCATTCCCTCGCGCTCCGCAAACGTCTCGCGGTAGGTTTTTGCCTCCGCAATGGTGTCGCAGCCGTCGCAGTAGCTGTATGAGAACGCCCGCAGCTGCTTCGCGATAACACGCAGCTGTGCGGTCACTTCGGCGGTGTCGTACTCCGGAATACCGAGAATGCGCGGGCGATAGCCGGTTTTCTGCTCCGCCGTCAGAAAGGCAAACATCCCGGTATAACTGCCGTCAGCCTGTGTGCCGCCGATAATCAGCTGCGACTGCGTTGGATTGCCTTCACCGGCTTCGGCTTCAGCAACGCGAACGACAATCACGCGGGTACTGACCTGGTCGGAGATAGCTTTCAGCGATTTATACAGAGAGCCGGTTTTACCCGCCTTGCCGAGCACGCTGATAACCCGCGTCACTAGCACCGGAGTGTTAAGTGGAAAGGTGGCAGGGTCGGCGTCTTCGGCTACCGCGACCAGACCAATGACCGTTGAATCAATGTCATTGATCGCGGTCTGCAGGTCGGTATTTTCCTTGACGCGCGCCCCGTGAAAAAAGTTGTCGGTCATACTCTACCGCCATCATGTTGAGTGAGTTCGCGATCATCTTCGCCGGGATGGCGGGCTGGTGTCGTGTCTTCAGGGTTGTGACCATTCCGTCACAACAAAAAGCCATCGCCAGTATCGCGCGCGCATGAAACCATCAGCGGCGGGGGAATACATATGGCATTGACGACAGACACTATCGACAAGGCAAAAACGCTACTGGATGAAGGTGCCCAGCGCTTTCAGGGCTATCAGTCCGAGCTGTCACGCGTGCCGGCGTTCAGCATCCTTATGGGTGGCAAGGCTCTGACGCAGCTCGATCCCCGCATTATTTCGCTGGAGCTGACGGACAACCGCGGCTTTGAGGCCGACGAGCTGACCATTGCTATCGACGACAGCGACGGACTGATCGAGCTGCCGCCGCGCGGCGCTGAACTGTCGGTGTCGATGGGGTGGCAGGGTGAACCTCTGGTTTACAAAGGGGTTTACACGGTTGACGAGGTCGCCCATTCGGGGCCGCCGGACAGGCTGGAGATCACCGCCCGCAGTGCAGATTTTCGGGACGAGTTCAACGTCAAGCGCGAGGTGTCATGGCATGACGTGACGGTTGAGCGCATCGTGTCAGCCATCGCCAGGCGTTACAAACTGACGCCGGTGATTTCCGAGCAGCTGATGAGCGCCGAGATTGACCACGCCGACCAGACCCAGGAAAGCGATATGTCATTTCTGACGAGGATGGCCGACCTGCTGGGGGCTATTGCCACCATTAAAAACGGCAGTCTCCTGTTTATCCTGCCGGGTGGTGGCGTCAGCGCGAACGGCAAAGCCCTGCCGGAGTTTGCGATCACCCGATCCAGCGGTGACCGGCATTCGTTCCGTATCGCAGACCGTGACGCCTATACCGGCGTGCAGGCGTACTGGCTGGATCTGGAGTTCGGCAAAAAGAAAAAAGTCACCGTTAAAACCCGCAAGAAGAAAACCGAGAAGAAGCCGCGCAGTAGCGCCAGGGAAGGGGATTATATTGCCGGTGAAGACGGCAACGTTTTTGTGCTGCGGACAACGTACAGCAGTGAGACTGCCGCTCAACGTGCCGCTGCTGCAAAGTGGCAACAGCTTAAACGCGGTGCCGCTGAGTTCTCCATGACGCTCGCTTATGGCCGCGCAGATCTGTACCCGGAAATGCACGGCACGGTATCAGGCTTTAAAGCGGATATTAACAATCAGGACTGGATAATCGCGAAAGCCACGCACACCCTCGACGAGGGCGGATTTAAAACGCAACTTGAGCTTGAAGCGAAAATACCTGAATGGATTGCAGAAACGGAGCCATAGCAGCCATAATAACAGTGAGTTCAACTCCCGCCCGGGAGGCCATCATGTTCAAGTGTCCTATCTGTGGTGCCGTTGCTAAGACGCGCACCAGTCGTCCATTGAGTAACACTACCGTTCGGCATTATCACCAGTGCCAGAACTTTGAGTGCAGCATTACATTTACCACCCTGAATAGCGTTGAAAAACTGGTAACGAAGCGCGGCCATCGCGAAACCTTGCCGGAAAACTTTATTCCATCAGACGCCTTCCCCGCCTCTCATTACGGCAGGGATCAGCTTAACCTCGCCTTGTAGCAATCAGGAGAAAATATGCAGATTGTGTTTTGCTCCGGGAAATCAGCCAAAACCCGCCGCGCCCTCGCCTGCGGTTTTTTCCGGCTTGTCATCTCTATGCTGAGAAGCGGAAATGCGATAATTGAAGTTAAAAACTATGAAGGCTCCAGGGAGAGCATTTTGCAGGGTGGAGCCGGCGTCGTTGTCATGGTTGATCCTGGGGAAACGGTGTCCGTAAGGGACGAAGGGGGCCTGTAA